GTGTGTGTGTAATCGGAATGTCACGATATGACTATGAAGAGTTAATGCGAGAAAAAGTGTTTATCCGGGATGGTAAGAGCGTTGATTCTGCTGGTGTGATAAACACGACTAACACTTTCATCGAAAAAGATTAATATTTAAAACTGATTAAAAATGAATACACTAGATAAAAACCAACGGTATCTTATTCATGGATTTCACTACGAGATAAGCAGGAATGGTGAATTATGGAACACCAACTCCGGAAGACTGATAAGACCCGGTTCTGATGGACGTTACTTGCTAAGAAAACAGAAGCGTATGTATCGGTTCACTTTAGGCAGGCTCCTGTATGCGGTTGAGCATGGGGTATCCCCTGATTCCATAACAGGAGTAGTCATTATGGTAGAAGGAAAACCAATTTTGACAACGCGCGCGGATTATTGCCGGAAAGTCGTGATACCTTTCAGGCATAGCTCTTTCAAAGGCGACATAGTCCAACGTTATCGTGAATCTGTTCGCATAGCCACAGTCATGATAGACTTTTATGAAAAAAGTGATATGGAGGAAATGACATCAGCCTTTACCACTTACGAATCAAAGATCAAAGGCTATATGTATTCAGGAGGATTCACTAACAGCCAGGATGTTATAAAGGAAGCATGGCAAAGTATCATCACCCGTGTAATATCAGGTGTGTGTGAAAAGAAACTGTTCACAATTGATCCTTACAATTATCTCCGCCGGTGTGTACGCAGCTATTTCTGTGAAAGGAAAAGGGAACGTATGGCATTGGTCGGGACACCGGAAAGGCGAAAAGGGCAAATAACCTATGATGAGATTCTGGAAATGTTATAATTCAAATCGCTAAAAACAAAGTTCTGATGATGAATCAATACAGACTATATACTATCCGGGAATGGGAGCTGGCACAACCTGAGGGGGTGTCCTTCTCTCGGTTCTTTCTTACCGACCATTCCGGTGAGGTCCGCAAGGTGACAGGTGCCATTCGTGTGCTCAAGCGAAAACTGGTGAATGGAGTGATGTGCCGGATTCCGACTGACAGGCGCGTGTTCTGGGACGGATACGGACGCTGCTATGCAGGCACACATAACATTCGCAAAAGAGACTATGATATTCCCCTAAAGGCAGGGGGAGAGGCTGGTCTTTCCGAAAAAAATGCAACTCTGTAATTTTGTACCGCTAATATAAGACTCTATGATAAAAGCTTCAGATATATATGCCGCTTCTCATGATGGTCTGGATATCATTCTGTATTATTATCCACAGGCCGAGGGATGTGTTGATAACCGTAAGAAATTTAAGATTCGTCCGGACGAAGACGATGCGTCCGCATGCATACGCAAATACGGTAATTGTTACAAGGTGACCGATTTTGGTGACCAGGGAACGGCTACCAGCCCGATTGATATTTGCATGAGGGAGGAGCACGTCAGTTTTGGCGAGGCCGTTGTCTTGTTGGCTGCGCGCTATAATGTTTCCGACGAACTGAAGCATTCCGTCAACAAGCCTGATATCCGCAAGAGACCGGCTTCGGCTGATGAAGCTGAAGGTTCCCGGTTCTTCGAACTTGAAGAAGCGTTTACTCCTGAGCAGCTTGCCATACTGGGCCCTCGTGTGAAACAGGAGCATTGCGATGCGTTGCATTGGCATGTGGCCAAGTCAATCAGCTACGTCAAGAACCGCGAGGTGACCACCAAATACACCACACCGACTTACCCGATTCTGATGCGTCAGTGTGTCATTCCCGGAGCGGACGGCAAGCCGGAGAGCGAAAAATCTTTCTACAAGATTTATGAGCCGTTGAATCCGGACAAGCAGTGGCGTTTTAGCTATACGCCTGATGGCGTCAAACCCCGGTATTATACCAATGGGCTGTACGAGCTGAAGGCTGCTTGGGCGAAATGGAACGCCTCACAAGAGACGCAGTTTTTTGATGATCCGGCCAATGAGGGCAAGCCTTACATATCGCAGAAGCTCGAAGAGGCGTTCATCTGCTCAGGTGAGCGTGATGCGCTGTGTGTCCGGGCGTTGGGGTATTATCCCTTGTGGTTCAATAGTGAGACACAAAAGATCACGTCTGATGAAATTAAAGAGATCATGAAATACGTGAAGCGTCTCTATAATATCCCCGACATTGATAGTACAGGCATCCGTAAGGGCACGGAACTGGCTTTGGAATTTTTACACATTTATACCGTGTGGCTGCCCGAATCCTTGGGACGGTACCGTGACCGCCGGGGCAAGCCGCGCAAGGACTTCCGTGATTATGTAGAACTGCACCCGTCCAATGAGGATTTCCGCAACTTGCTGGCACTGGCTATGCCTGCCCAGTACTGGGAGGAGAAAATCGGGCAGCGCAACGGCAACAAGACCTATACGATCAACTCGTCATACCTACATTATTTTCTCAGACTGAACGGCTATTACATTCTGAAGGATGATAATAGCGATACGCCCCGCTATGTGCATGTGGACAGATTCAAGGTCAGCGAGATCAAGGCTGGCGATATTGTGTCGTTCCTGAAGAGTGACGCTATGCGTCGGTTCCTGCCTGTCGATATACGCAATCTGATTCTGGATTCTCCTCGTGTTGGAGGCAGCGGCTTGTCTATGCTCGATGAGATTGACCTGAATTTCACCGCACACACGTTCAACAGCCAGACCATGTTCTTCGACAATGTGAACTGGAAGATTACAGGTTCCGGCATCGAAGAGGTCAAAGAGGCAGGTGGTGTGTACGTTTGGACGAACAACATCATCCCCCACAAGGTGAAAGTGCTGCCGGAGCCTTTCACGATCAAACGGGCAGCTGATGGGAGTTGGGATGTAACCGTCAACCCACATGACAGTCACTACATGGATTATCTTATCAACTCCAGCCGTGTTCATTGGCGCAAGGAGTTAGAAGAACTGTGGGCGGACAAAGACCAGGACCAGGCGGCCGCCTATCGGGCGGAGCATAAATTCGACTTGGCCGGTCCATTACTCAGTGCCGAAGAGATTCATGAACAAAAGCAGAATTTCGTGAATAAGATCTTCGCGGTTGGCTATAACCTGCACCGCTACAAGTCGCCCTCACGGGCATGGGCGGTGTATGCCATGGACAACAAGATTGGCGAAGAGGGGCAGTGCAATGGGCGTTCGGGCAAGTCCTTTTTCCTGACTTCCCTGAAACAGTTTCTTCGTACTGTAGTCTTGTCCGGACGAAATCCGAAACTGATGGATAATAACCACGTGTTTGAGCAAGTCAACCAGCACACCGACTTCATCATCGTTGATGACTGTCACCGTTACTTGGATACCGGTTTGTTTTACGACAGTATCACAGGAGGTATGACAGTCAACCCGAAAAACAACCATTCTTTCTATATCGAGTTTGAGAGCAGCCCGAAGTTCGCTTTCAGCACGAATTACGTGCCGGGCAACTTCGACTCCAGTTCCGATGCCCGGTTGATATATACGGTATTTTCTGATTATTACCACCAAAAAACCGATGAAAACGATTACTTAGAGACTCGTTCAATCTATGATGATTTCGGCAAAAATCTCTTTTCTCAAACGGATTATACAGAATCTGAGTGGAATGCCGACTTGAATTTCTTTGCCCGCTGCCTTCAGTTCTATCTGAGCACCGTCCATTCCGGTATTAAGATACAACCGCCCATGGGTAACATCATGAAGCGCAAGCACAAGGCGGATATGGGCGACAATTTCGAGGCGTGGGCGAATACTTACTTTGCAAAGGACAGTGGTAACTTAGACAGGTTGATTGTCCGCAAAAAGGCATACGATGACTTCAAGGATTTTGCAAAGGTGACAAATACATTTTGGTCTATGCAGAGGTTTACCAAGGCGCTCAAGGGTTTTGCAGCCTTATGTCCTTATGTTCAAACCTTGAATCCGGAGAGTATGCGCAACGGTTCCGACCGTATCACGCGCAAGGTTGACGGCAAGAGTGAAGATATGATATACCTTCAGTCGGTTGGAAGCACCATTGACGAGCTTAACTTTAATGCAAACATAGAAGATGATGACTCCGGAAATCCGTTCTGACCTCATTAAGCACTCAGACGAATATGTTCACGCGTTGATGACCGACAAAGAGGCATCAAAATACATGCTGAAGCTATATAACTTCTTGGCCGAGATGCAGCCTGGGCAGCGCATGAACCTGAGGGCTGATGGAGAGAAGCTGCGCTGGATGCTCGTCACCGTTGGCGAATTCATGCGCAGCGAAGGGCATTGGCGATGTTACGATCTCAATGCTGACTATACCAAAATTCGTCGGACGGAGCTTTTCCCCCGCCCCCGCAAAAAAAGACTTGGATAATTGCAACCTTGTATTACTGTGCCTATGGGCGTGTATGTTCGGTTATGGAACATACACGCCCTTTTTCTATTCTTCCTGCATCATGTAAAGATACATAACCGACCGTTCCTTTGCATTTTTCAACCGATGACGGCGGTTGATTGCTGTTTCTCCGTCCTCTTTTCCTTTTTTGTACTAAAACTTTGCAACTTTGTACCCAAAATAGGAAAGGAAATATAAATAATTAAGAAATAGGAGGTTATGTCGGTTTCAAGTCGGCTACAAAAACGGTTGCGGATCGGTTTCAAACTACAAAAACTTTGCAACCGCTTAAATTAGGTTGGCGCAAAGATGCAAGATTACAAAGTTATGTACCCGGTTGCAAAATGCTTTTTTGTTTTTGTGTCTTCGTAATATGATGGTTTACAGTGTGTTGTTATTGAAAAATGCAGGGTTGCAAAAACGCATAAATTTCTGGGCAAATCAAACTATACCGAAGATACAACAAAAACGTACCGATATATATTCATGGGCAAATGCACGCGTGTTGTTAAAATACAAGAAATCCTGCCCCAGGGTACTTTTCCAAGCGCATTTTTCAGATTATTCTTTTTTATGTACAGCTGAAAATGTGTATCTTTGTAGATAAACTTTTGATTATGAAAGATTTCGTGTTTTATATTAAACTGGAGCATTACCTGGCTCAGTGGTTGACACATTCGCTGGGCAATCCGGTGCGTTTTCCGGCACAGAGCAATGAGAACTCGGTTATACGGCGCTTTCTGCAGAAGCTGCCACCGGACAAGTTACCCGAAATGCCGTCCGATGATACGGTCGCGATTGTGATCCCTGATTCCAAGGCGAAAGATCCGGCAGTGTACAATTACCTGGGTCCGTTGGCCAAAGAGGCGGTGGTTGAATCCATCGAAGACCTGTTCCGGCGCAATCTTTGGTCTGAACTGGGGGATATGACCAGCAGTTCTGTGGGGCTGAACAAGACAATTGCGGCTTGGTGCGAGATGCATGGCATTGACATTGACTACATAGAGACAGTCCGGCAGAAATACTATCGGATGCGCAATGCCTATAACCGAAAAGGCATGTTTTTAGGTTCTTTAACAAGAAAAAGAGAGGATAAGACCCCTGTTTTTGTACAACACCGAACAACTGCGAACAACACCGAACAATTATGAGCGAAATTCACTACATCAGCCGCGTGGAGTACTGTGAAGTCCGAGAACTGACCGCCATGACAGTTGTAAAAAAACAATTTGCCTTGGTTCCACCGGCCGCAAACTTTACGCGGTTACCCATGGTCGGACTGGCTTCGGTCGAAGTCAGCGACAAAATCGAGAACAAACAGCGTGTTTTCGTATCTAAGCTGGCGGTTTTCCTGCCTGAACGGTTCGAGGTGGGCAACAAGAAGCTGTGCTTCCGGCTTCGGACTGTGTCCGGAGAATATTTTATGCTGGGTTCAGGTGACCGCCCGTATTCCCTCATTACCTCCACAGATACTATACCCGATACCCTCTCTTCCAGGTGTGGAAGTGCCATGGTGGCCACCTATACAGGCATTCTGCCCTTGCTTCGTATCATAGATTAGGTATTTTTATATATATAAGGTATAGTGTAATATTGCAATCAAAAATGTGATATGACCTATAACCTGAACATAGATGACTACATTGGCCGTTGGGGCTACTCCAAGCAGTATGTCCGCAATCAGCTGGCAGGCTTGAAAGGCAAGCCTGTCAATGTCCGCATCTCCTCTTTGGGAGGTGCGGTTGATGACGGGTTGGATATCCGTCAGCAGTTTGTTGATCATGGAGACGTGACCGCCTACCTGTATGGGCTGGTGGCAAGTTCGGCTACTATTGCCGCACTGGGTGCGAAAAAGGTGTGCATTTCCAGATATTGTCTGTTCCTGGTGCACAAGGTGAGCAACTGGGTGGATGCCTGGGGGCAGTATAACGCTGACCAGATCCAACAGCTCATCGATGAGCTGAAGGAGAACAAGCTGCAGAACGACAAGTTCGATCTGGTACTGGCGAACATGTATGCGGCCAAGTGCAACAAAAAGGTAGATGATATTCTTGATGTTCTGAAGGCGGGCAGGTGGCTGACCGCACAAGAGGCGTTGGAGTATGGCTTTGTGGACGAGATCATCGAGGGCGATGAGGATAAGCTCAATCTTGCCGCTTATGAAGGCAAGGTCAATATGCTGGGGTTGTCCCCTTTGCCGGTTGCGTCCGGGAGTGAGCGGGATACGGCTGATAGTCATAAATTACTAAACAAAATATTAACTAAACTGGACGGATTGTTTTCATCCAAAGAAAAACAGTCCGCCCCTTCTATTGTTTCCGAAATGAAAAAAGATTACACCAAAATCAACACCCTTCTGAATGTGGAGGGGGTGGAGGACTCGGATGGCAAGGTAATACTCACCGAGGAACAGGTTAGGGCTGTCAATGACCGGCTGGATGCGCTGGAAACGGAGGTCGGCGAACAGAAGGATCTGGTCAGACAGCGTGACGAGCAGATCAAGAACCTGCAAAAATCCGATGGTGACACTACCACCACGAGTGTGAAAGAAGACGAAAAAAATGATGCGGTGTCCGCTGCATCCATGTATGACGAAGTTAAAGACTATATTTGATATGGCACAAGTTAGCGTGAATATTACCAGCGAGGATCTTCAGAAGAGTGCTCGCAAGTACCGTAAGGAGTTGTTGCAGATGCCTGTATTGGGGCTGTCACGTTCTTTGCAGCACATGACCTTACGTCCGGGAATCCGTTATGCCGAGACTGTGGGTGAACTGTCGGGTGACATGCAGTTCGGACCGTACTCCGAAACCCGTGAGGATAACAGTGAGGTGGTGATCAATCCGCGCACCCTGTATACCTACTTCGGTTCTGTCGTGCGTAATTTCTCACCGAACAAGATTTATCAGTCCATGTGGGGTTCCGACATTACCAAGGGCGAGGCGTTGAAGAATACCGAGATCACCCGTAAGGTGCTGGCGTATCTGACCGCCCAGTTGGGCAAGAACCTGAATATGGTACTGTGGAATGCGGTCCGTAATGATTCGGGTGAGACTTCCAAGGATCTGTTCAATGGCTTTGACACCATTACTAAAAAAGAGCTGGATGGCAAAAAACTTTCTGAAGAGTTGGGCAACTACAAGGTCATTGAGGCGATTACCAAAGAAAATGCCGTCGATACGCTCAAAGCGGTCTGCATGGCGGCTGACGATATGCTGACCGAGGAGTCTTCGGTCAAGCTGTTTGTTCCGAAACATGTGCTTTTCGACTATTGTGAGGACTACAAGAGCACTACAGGAGCGATCCCGTACAACCGTGAATACAAGCAGTACTATGTCGAGGGGTTTGACAATGTGAGCATTGTGCCGTTGGCGAATAAGAAGAATAGTCCGTTCATCCACATGACAGTCAAGCGTAACATGCTGGTGGGTGTTAATCAGACCGGTGAGGAAGAGAACGTGGAGGTGGCACGCTTCAAGGCATTTGTGCTCCAGTTCATCGCGACGATGTTTTTCGGTGTGGAGTTCGAGAGTTTGTCCAAGGAGCGTCTGCTGGTGGCATCCATTGATGGTACAACCCCGATCTAAAATAAGGAGGTGATATGGCAAAAGATTGTACGACAGCGGATATTTACCAGTCACTGAACTGGTGTGACGGTCAGACGGTGCTTCCGGGCATCCGTCCGAAGGTTTTCTTTCAGAAGAAATCCAATATTGCAGCTTGGCCCAAACTGCCCAAACTCGAAGAGGCGAAAAGCATGGGAGAGTTGGCGACTTACAAGGGTAATTTCACGATGGCGGCGGAAAAGAAGTGGCTTACGATCAATTCCTTGTCCGCCAAATCCAATGTGACTACCGAGGTGCAGGGAGAACGTCCGAGCACCACGTCTCTAAACAAATGCACGATCAAGCATCCGGGTACTGAAGAAGATGCGGCGGGTTTCTGCCGTCAGGCGATGGCCGATGATCTGGTCTTTCTTGTACAGCAGCGCAACGGCAAGTTCCGTGTGATGGGGTGTGAGGAGTTCGAGACAGTGACCAAGCCCGCCCAGGCATTGGGCGAGGGAGTAACCGGAGAGGCCGGTACCACGCTTGAGATAGAAGCGACCGATGTGTGCCCGGCTCCTTTCTATCCGGGTAAAATTGAGACGGAGGATGGGGATATCTCCGGTGCGGACGGTTCCGCATGGAGCGATTCTTCTTTGGATGAGCCTTGATTCTTTAAGTTTATAAATCGGAGTGGTGGTGTGGCTGGTCTATGCCGCCACTTTTTTAATATTTTAATATATGGATGAGAAATTGACTCATAAAATACAGGACTATCTGGATACACCGCCTTCTGAGCGTGATGTGGTGGCGGGTGCCACTCTGTTGTTGTCCTTGAACCGTAATAAGATTTTGTTTCAGAATCTAATCCGCAAGCCGGAAAAGTTTGCCGATAAGGTGGAGTACGAATTGCGCAAGCACTTGAAAATCCGTTTGGATGGAAAAACCGTATCTGATATCGCACTGATGAATATCACGGTCATACCTTCCGCACAACGGATCATAGACGGAGGTGTTCCGGTACTGGATGTGGATGATGAGTTCCCGGAGGCGAATGTTGCCAAAGGCAGGCGTATGGATCATGACCGCCTTCCCCCTGAGATTCAACGTCTGTGGACGGATAACGGGGCGTTATGGTTTAAGATCAAAGAGTTGTTTGAGCAGCTGAAGGGCATGGAGTCGGCGCCGGCTTGTGACCGTTACGAATACCTGAAGCTGCTTGATGAAGCGGACAAGAAGTATCGTGCCAACCTGCAGGCATACGATGATTATAAGCCTGGTGATCCGGTGACGAAGACGGAAGATGCTTCCGGTCTGGACCCGGCTGAAATCGCTAAAAAAGTGGGTGCGGCACGCAAGTATCTGTCTGATAACAAGAAGAAGCTGGCGGAGTTGAAGGATACAGATGCCGGCAAGTTTACTGCCTTGTTGCAGAAGGTGCAGCAGCGGTATGACTTCCTGATTGCTACCGGTAATGTGGTGGATGAGACACAGGCTGCGGAACTGGCGGCGGTGGGAGTGAACATCTCAACCGATGAAAAAGGTTAGGCAACTGTTGCGGTCACTGTCCGAAGCACCCTTGCAAGCGTATTTGGATAACCGTGTGCAGCTATTCGACATCATCGAGATGATTCTGAGCGAGACTGGTCCGGCGGAGATTTACATCTCCACCTTTTCCACTTCCGAAGAGTTTCTCCGCCGGATCTATCGCTTGAAGCGGCGCGGTCAGCTTATCCGGGCTACCATGTTGGCGGACTTGAAAGCATCCCGTAAGACGGTCAATCTTTATACTTTCATAGCCAATGTGTTCGATGAAGTGTACCTGTCTGAAAATCATTCAAAAGTGATTCTCATTCAAAATGCAAGGTGGCAGGTGTCGATATGCACCTCACAGAATCAGACAAGGGGCAATCGTGTCGAGAGCGGAATCATCACAACCGATCCCGCTGTTTTTATACAACTGAGAGAGCGTTACGCTCATATTATTAATACTAACGCTATACAACTGGATGGTCTATTCAACGGAACAACTTGATCGGATCAGCGAGCTGGCGGCTCTGCTGACCCCTATATCCGATATGGCAGTGCTGCTTGATGTGGATGCGGACACGTTGCGTCTGGATATCCTTGACCGTAATTCGCCTGTTTCCAGGGCGTATTATCACGCCAAAGCATCCACTGCACTGAAACTGCGTAGACAGGAGATCGAACTGGCGAATGTGGGCAGTCCGTTGGCGGTGTCGTTGACAAACGGTTATCTGTTGAATATGGACGCTGATGAAGATCTGTAATAACTATGCCTGTACCTGCTACGATAGAAGTATGTGAGAAATATCTGTTCGCCGATGTCAACGAGATGGCGGCTGACGGCATTCCAGAACTGATTCAACAGCGGTTGATCCGGCTCCGGGATATGTATAATTACTGGTTACAGTTCCCGCGCAAAAAAGATTTGGAGATTGTGCAGGAACTGGAGTATCGCTACAAGATCAGCAAATCTTCCGCATACGATGATGTACGCATTATCAAGCGTCTGTTGGGTGATCTGGCCAAGACAACCAAGGATTACCATCGCTACAAGTTCTGCCAGATGATTGATGAGACCTTCGAAATGGCCCGGCGTATCAAGGATGCGCGCGCCATGGGGGCTGCCGCCAATTATTATGGCAAATACACCCAGTTGGATAAAGAAGACATCTTGGACAAAGGTTATGATAAGATTATAGTGCAGCCTTTCGAGCCGACGGATGATCCGACCGTGCTTGGCATCAAGCCTATTCCTAATGTCCGGGATAGAATTAAATCAAAGATTCAACAATATTGGTCTGACGATATTGAGGATGTGGACTTTGAAGAGGTTGAGTTCAATGAAGATGATATCTTTAATCCTAAACCGAAAGAATAATGAAACAATACTTTAATGACCCTCAGCAGGAAGTGATGTACACGGCGGCCAAAGATTCGGTGATTGTGGGTGGTCGTGGTATCGGGAAAGGATTGATTCATGCGGCATGGAATTTGCGCAACATGCAGCGTATGCCCGGTTCCATTACAGGATTTGTCGGTGCCAACTGCAAGCGTGTCTTGACTAATACGTTGCCCTCCATGCTGATACATTGGGAGAACTGGGGATTTAAGCGTGACCTGCATTGGTGTGTCGGTCGCAAGCCGCCGAAGTCATGGGGGTGGGGTGAGCCTATTTTTGAACCCGATAACTGGGAGAATATTCTATCCTTGTATAACGGATCAATCGGCTATATCATTTCTCAGGACCGGAGCGGTACATCCAACTCGCATTCTTATGACGCACTGGATATTGACGAAGCCAAGTTTATTGACTTCGAACAGCTGAAGGATGAGACACTTCCGGCCAATCGTGGTAACAAGCAGCACTTCGGGCATCACTTTTTTCACCATGGCATGTTGATCTCCTCTGATATGCCGGTCACTAAAAAAGGGTCTTGGTTCCTGGATTATGAGAAGAAGTGTGATCCCGAACTGATTGAGGTGATACAGGGCGCTGTTTTTGAAATATGGAAGACCAAAGATAAAATCAAGAAGCTGGTTGCGGCAGGTAAGGAGATACCTGCTTATCTGCGTTCTTATCTCCGTACTCTTTCACGTGATTTGTGCCGGATGCGTTCCGTGGCGGTCATGTACAAGGAATATTCAAGTATCTGGAACATGCAGGTGTTGGGTGAGAAGTGGGTTAATGACATGAAACGTGACCTGCCTCCGTTGACCTTCATGACGGCTATCCTGTGCAAGCGCATAGGCATCACCCGTGACGGATTCTATTCTTCGTTGCGTTCCGGTCACAAGTACAGTGCTACCAACTTTTCCTACCTTGACAGTTTGGAGTACAAGTTTGACAAGCTCAAGGTTCCCACTTCGTTGGCTGATGCCGATGTGGAGCCCCAAATGCCCATCTGCATAGCTTTCGATTACAATGCGAATATCAACTGGCTGGTGGCAGGACAGCCGCAGGGGCGCAAGCTGAGAGTGCTCAAGTCCTTCTTTGTAAAGTACGAACGTAAGTTGCCTGAACTGGTGGATGATTTTTGTACTTATTACCGGCATCACAAGCGTAAGAAGGTGGTGTTTTACTATGACAGTACGGCATTGGGTTCCAATTATGCAGTCAATGATCAGGATTTTAGGTGGGTTATTGCGCATGAGTTCCGCAAGCGTGGCTGGCAGGTGGATGAAGTGTATATAGGCAAGCCTATGAGTCACATTGAGAAATATCTGCTGGTCAACCGTATGTTGTCCGGACAGGCGAATCTTATACCTTTCTTTAACGAGCAGAATAATGAAGATCTGCTGATATCCATCCAGACGGCAGGTGTGTACAATGGGGGCAAGGACAAACGGGGTGAGAAGCTGGCGGAAACGGAGGAGGACCGGCTTGAAGGGCGTACCGATGGCTCCGATGCGTTTGATACCTTGTGTATCGGTTGTGAGAAATTTCCACATACCCATATCAACCTGTTTGTTACTTCCGCGTTGTAGAGATTACCGAAGTGTATATCTCATTACCGTGCATCATATGATGTGCGGTTTTTTTTGTCCTAGTTTGCGGCATACCGTCCGCTTGGTAATAATAAGTTACATATTCCGCTGCTTTTTGGGGGTGGGTAATGATTTTTTCGATAGCGCGGTGGGGGGTACGCTTCGCTAGTTCCGCACAAAGTGCGGGTGAAAAAGGCTGTAAATGCTTGGTAAATAGGCAATCATTTTTTTGAGCGCTGGAAAACTGAAAAAAATATGGTCGTAAATGCTTGAAAAAGATAGGTAATTCGTTGATTATTAACTATTTTTAATCTTTAGGCGAAAAATGGATTATTTTAAAGATGTGGGTTAGACGTTTGTATGTTTTTTGATTTTCAACTCATAAAAAAAATGATTGGGCTTTATGGCTTTTTATTGTGCTTTTATAAACTGTGTTTATGTATAATGTATTGATTTATAGTTTGTTGTATGGTATTTTGCTGTTGCGTATTAACTATAAAATGAGTATCTTTGTATTGTAAGGATAAGGCATAAAGGTTGCACTCTTTATGCTGTTTAACTCCTAATAATAACAAATGTTTAACTCATTAAAATTTTAATTATGAATGCAAATCAAAATGCACAGAGTGTGGAAACTGCAAAAGCAGTAGTGATGGGAAACACAAAAGAAGTGGCTAACAAACAAGAAACGGCAATTGAGAATGCTTCACTTATTCTTTTGCCTACGCTCCCCGAACAACCTAAGGAGAAAAAAACTAAAACGGAGGCTAAAGTCAAGACGGAAAAAACAGAATCACAGCAAGCTGCTCCTAAGAGTAAAAAAATGAGTATTGATGAACTGACTGATAAAGCCGAAAGGGTGTATATGTTGCAGAACAAATATTCTGAGATTCGTAGCAAACGCAAGCAGTTACAGGCTTTTGTCTTGAAGCATGAAGAGGAAACAGCGCAACTGACATTGGTTGATGCTAGGGGCATGAGCATTGTTACTCATAATCCGACAGCAATTAAAAATCTTCTGGCAGATTGGGGGAAAGACCTTAATAGTAAATTAAAAGAGGTTGAGAATAATTTGCGGACAGAATTGGAACACCTTTTATAAAAAAAATCCTCCTGCATTGTTGCACCAATGCAGGAGGGTGATGTAAAACAAAAGTTTCACTCATTAAAATCTTATGCAAAAATGGGAAATTATTTTGAAAATGCCAAAACAATACAGGAAAAACGTAGTATTTTGAAACAACTCTCTGAACCGATTAAAGTATTGGTGAAGATGGGGCAGATAGAATGTATAAACGAGGGGTTAAAGACTGTTTATGCCCAGTCGGGTCATTGTGAGTTGAAAACATTGAAGCAATGGAATAGCGAGGGTAAGAAAATTCGTAAAGGTGAGCACGCCCTTTGTCTATGGGGACAGCCCAAGCAACGGACACCGAAAGTTGATGAAGCGGATACGGAAGAGAATGACCCTTTGAACTTTTTCCCGATTTGTTTTGTGTTCTCTAATTTGCAGGTCTATGAAAAACAATGATTTGAAGCCTTATGGAACGTATTTGAATATGTTGGCGCACAAATACGATAAAGGACAGGTGTTTGAGGACTTTTTACAGATTATAGTCTGTTGTTTGCAGATGGGGAGAGCAGAAGAACTTTATTTTAAGACGATTAAGAAATATAGTCGGGATGAATTACAATATTTTTCTTTGGCTTTTGCTTCGTTGGTGGATGAAATGACACGTAAAGAATTACAGGACCCCTTTTATGGCTGGTTTGAACAAAATCTTTTAAATGCAGGTAGCGGGCAATTTTTTACTCCTCGGCCTGTTGCGAATTTGCTGGCACAATTGGTATATATTCCTACTGTTGATAAAGCTGATAAGACGGATAATGATAAACGCATATACGACCCTTGTTGTGGTAGTGGTGGGCTTATTTTGGCTTGTGCGAGAAAAGACCGTAATCGTTATTTTGTTGCAGCGGATATCTCTTATACTTGTTGTTTGATGACTTTAGTGAATATGTGTTTGTATTCCTTGAGTGGTGAGGTTCTTCATATGGATTCACTGTCTTCTGATACTTGTTGGCATAGATGGTTAGTTATTGTGGACAGCTTTACTAAATTACCAACAATCTATGAAGTGACGGACAATACACCGACACCGCATGAATCCTCAGCAGATTTGCAACCGATGAAGTTGCAGGGAAATATTCAGCCTGTTAAGGATATGACACCGCAGATTCAGTTTGTCCGTTTTGGCGCTAGATAATGCGTTAGAAAGTCTGAAAAGGTGCTCTATACCTCGATTCGGGGGATGGAGTGCCTTTGCGTGTCGCCCCCTGCGGTGGCTTGCAGACACAACCTCCTGCTCTTTGTTTGGAGGCCGTGTCTGCAAGCCACCGCAGGGGGAAAGCGGAATTTTTTGTTTAACGCAATAGAATTGCGATAAGGGAACGCATTAAAAATGCGATTGCTTGAAAAAATGTTGCCGGTTCTATTATATCATTCTTGCTATTATGGATGCTATAAAGCTGATGATAAAGCACATTATGGATAGGTATTTGTCTCTATTTTCGTAATCTTGAATTCTTTGCGCTGTCAGATATTATCATTATATTTGCAGTGCCCTCAAATTTAGTGACATAAATACTGGTAAAACAGGACATGAATCCCTTTTCAAGACGTAATCCGTAAAATCGGGTTAAGGTTACACTAATACCTTTGGGCGCGTTTTGATAAGGGATTCGCCATATTTGTCTGGAATGGAGAATTTTGATGTTGAAAAATTGATTAAGTACATAGAACCTATAAAAGATGGAACAAACTATTGGTTGGTTCGAACAATGGGAGGCGATTATTATGATGAATATGTAGATAAACATTTCATAGCAATCGGATATAATGAAATAACTGTTGATGATTTAAATCATCTCCCTGAAAAAGAAAAAACTGCTAGAAAAATATTGCAAGAAATGTTGAAAGGCAGGAGGGAAAATATTCGCAATACAAGTTATCCTGCTTCACAGATGCTTCGTTTTGCGCGTGAAATGAAAGTGGGTGATATTGTTATCGTACCAGCTTCTTCTTCCTATAAAGTTACTTTTGGAGTTATAGAGAGTGAACTATATCAGGAAAAGATGAATCTTCATGCGGCATTGGGCTGCCCTTTTGCAAAAAGAAGAAATGTAAAGTGGTTAAGAACATCAATGCGTCATTCCTTGCCAGCGGAATTACAGTTGATGTTCAATTCAAGACATATAATTTCAGAAATTAAGTCCTATGCTTCATATGTAGATAACTTCTTAAACGATTTCTATACTAAAGGAGATATGACCTATCTTGTCCTAAGAGTGAGACAAGAAGATACATTGTCTGCTGATGATTTTACTTTAGTCGGTGATTTAATGGAGTTATTTAATGATTATTCTTCAAAAAATGGTTTGGGACTTACATCACAAGACATAAAAATGAAGATGTCTGTGCAATCACCTGGTGACATATTAGTATTTGCTCAATCTCCAGAAGGAATCACGATTATAGGACTTATAGTACTGTTTATTAAGGGAGGCACATTTTCTATTAATGTAGGTAACTTTCATGTTGAAGCGAAATCACCCACAATCGGAGATACATTTTCTAAAATGGTGAAGACGGTTAATGAATTTTTAAATGATAGAACAAAACGTAAGACTATAAAAAAATTGAGTAAGAAATTAGATAATATGGAAATAGAAGCTCCAACAGCTATTGTAGATATGATAAAGCAATTGGGAACTTCATTTACAAAATCGGATTCAGATAGTACGGATGAAAAATCTATTTGATTTTTTTGGGATGATAGCAACAAACTGTAAATATTAATCCCACTAATATGGATAAGATTATGCAACATTTTATATAGGTAGCTGAAGGAGTATAGGATAAAAGTTTGAATATCCATTTGAATATGCATCCTAATAAACCGCAGCAAAAACAAGCAGCTCCAAAATATGATATTATATAATGTAGGGCTTTTTTCATGCTGCAAATATATTTATTTAATATATAAAATGAAAAAGGATAATGTTAAAATAGACATTATCCTTTTTTATAAAGAATCGACTAAAATCCCACAACAGCAGGATTTATTTTAAATAAAGTTTGGCACTCTCAAATATAATCCTCATATTTGCGGAGTCAAACATCAAACTTGTTCGTCAAGTACGTAGAGCGCGGTTAATGCTCGTATTTTGATGGGCTTTTTTTATGCCCAATAATTAAGATATTGTAGAAGTCACAACTTTTGTGATAAAGTTACGGCTGCCTTTCCCAAAACTTAATTGCTCTACGGAGTGACACGGTTTGATGTTTGACGACACGGGAGATGGCAGCCGTTCTTTTTCTGCCTAAAATGTCAAACATCAAACCGTATGAAACAAAATCAAACAGTTACTTTGCCTGTATTAGAGGCGAAAAAATCCACGTTCAGTGCGTGGTGCGAAAAGGAGAATCAACTGTTCTCATGTGTTCTTGAATCCGTAGTTACCAACCGTCAGGTGTGCCTTATGGCTCATGCTTCCTTGGCTTTTTCTGCATTGGTATGTGCCGGTTTTGTGTCGGCTGTTCCTGCATTGCTTTGCCTGGCTTGGTTTGTTGTGTCATTACATCTTGCTTGGAAAGGAGGTCTGAGATGAAATTCTTTATTGATGAACCCAAAACTTACCTGTCTGTCAACAATAAAGGCAGGGCTATGAACAAATGGATTTCCACTTTCACTCATGTCTTGATTCCTGATGAACTGTCACGTGATGCCTTTATTGAGGCTGTCCGTGCCAAAGCGTCCATGTTGGACGAAGAATTTCCAAGAACCAAACCGCTTCGTGTGGATGTTTCCAGAAACAATGATATACGTATTGAGGTCTATCCCGATAAGAATCCGTATAATACTGTCTTCATAGTTCACATTTATCCTGTACGTGGAGAGTTTCGCTTCTGTGAAGCTTCAGACCCGAAAATGTTGGAAGGAGGTTTGCGATGAATGACGAATTTTCAATAATGAAGACTGTCGAGATAGGTAGTGACGGTAATAAAGAAATCAAATTCCATTTATTTGCTCAAAATTATGGAGATATATCCGAAATAAATCATGAACAATTAATCCGATTAGATGCGTTTTTGCATGACTATGTTACAAAGGAGGTGAAGCATGAAAAATAATTCTACTCCCAATCAATCTCGTGTAGAGGAATATGTATTGATTGAATATCTGATGGCGTTTCTTCCGGCTGATCAACCCGATGGTGATGATGTGTTGTTGAAAAGCACACAAGATATTCAAGATGATTTGTCTGATATGGTGGAGTTGTCCTTGAATGATATTGCATCTACGATGCGTGATACGGGCTATCACATCCATGTAGACAGTGACAATCGTCCCAAATGGATGATGATGCGTCGATAAGAAACATTTTTTATACATTTTACATAGAGGGCATTCTGTTGCAAGACAGGGTGTCCTTGTCTTTTATAGGTTGTGGTATTTGCCTTATTTTTGAAATAAAAAAGGTTATATGATAGTTTTAGTAAAGGATATCCCGGCCTATGCCTTTAGTTCCGGACTGAACGAGCTGGTGTTCGCTACGGATCAGAATACGGCTGTTCTCTCATTGACAGTCGGAGAAAAAGAGATTCTGTCCGAAACTTACATTCCGGATGCTTCCGGCCGGATAACCATCAATGATTTGCAGGGCTTGATTGAACCGTATTTGGCAACAAACCTGATAGAACGGTGCAGTTATCGGATAACGGACGGATCATCCGAACAGAATAAAAACTTTACGGTGCAGTTCTGTGCTGCGGAGTCCTCCATGCCGGCTGCGGATTTTATGGCGGGCTATTTTTTGTCCACGCTGATGGGAGAGAAGATTACGGCGATAGGGCGCAAGGAGTTCGTGCATCTGGTCACGACTGAGGCATGTCCTGTGACTGCTACCTGTGTCTATTACCGGGACGAAGACGGTTTGTCTACCCGTGAGGTGAGTTTGCGGCAGGTGACAGATACGGACAAGATCGTTACGGTAGAAGTTTCTCCCGAATTGTTGGTCAAACCGGGCTTCGAGCTGGTGCGCTATATTATTCATGCCGGAGTACGGACGCAGACTTTCTCACTCGATCCTGATGCGCCCGATGTCGCTCCGGTTCTGTTGTTCACCAATTCTTTCGGGTGCCAGGAGACGGTTTACTGTACTGGAACTCATGCGTTGGAGCCGGAATACGTCCGGTCCACCGCTTACACTAATGGCATGTTCCGTAATTATCGGATTGATGAGACCAAGGTGTTCAAGGCCAATACGGGTGTGTTGACACATGAGATGGCGTTGTGGCTTGATGATTTGTTCCGGTCTAAAGAGATTTATCTGCTGGACGGTACGACAGTGGGCAAGGAGGTTACCATCACCGAGTCGGAATCGAAGCGCAGCAACGATCCGGATCATTTGCCGTTCTTTACTTTCTCTTATCGGTATGCGCAGCGTAATCACAATATCTTGCAGTTGCCGCGTGCCGGACGTGTGTTTGATAATACATTTGATTATACGTTTGAGTGATATGGGCATAAAGGTAATACATAGGCTTGATGCCATCCGGCTGCTGGAATCCGGACAGCCGGTTGATTTGCGTGTCTGGAAATTGTCCACAGGTGACATCATTGAGTACAAGGGGGTGATCTGTATCGGTTCCCATTGGCGGGGAGGTACGCATCTGGTCAAGTGTCCCAAATCCGGACTGCCGCGCAGGTTGCGTGATATCACATTGTTTTCAATTAATGGTATGGAGGTTTATTTATGAAAAATAAGACAAACAACAGGGTGCGGCTGGACTATATCCCTTCAGGTGTGTTTGAGGTGGGTAAATCCGGCGTGCAGGCGTCCATGGAGACGGTCGAGGACAGTTCGGCGGTTTTTGACGAGGATGGCGAAGATGTGTCCTCGACGACGTTGCCGGGGGCGAAAGGTTATAAATACGTGAACTGGGGCGCTGACAACAGGCTACCGTATGAGCTGATCAGGTTGATAGGGGTTGACGAGGTGATGTCTCAGAACAAGTTGTTCAATGTGCTTACTTGTTACGGTGCTGGGCAGAAGTATAATGACTATGATACGGGCAGACCGACTGTTGATAAGGAAATTAAAAAATGGATGCTGCATAACAGTATACCTTCCTTCATGCTTGAACAGGCGACAGATATGAAGTATTATTTTTTCTGTGTGTCGGTGATCATACTGTCTGTTGACGGTTCCCGGATTGTCAGGCTCCGGCACAAGGAGGCCTGTTATTGCCGGTTTGAAAAGGCGGATGATAAGGGGCGTATCAATCATGTTTTCTATGGCAACTTCCGGAAGTCGGCCTTGCGTGAGGATGAGATCGAGGTACTGCCGCTGCTTGACGAAAAAGACCCGTTGGGTGATCTGGAGGTTCGGATGGGGCGTGAACCCGGCAAGGACGGAAAAAAGTCTATACCCACTAAAGACCGCAAGTTTGCCATTTTGGTCCGTTTTCCGACACCCGGCTGCCGATACTATCCGTTACCCAACTATACTTCTATTTTTCGAGGCGACTGGTTTGACATCAAGCGGTTGATTGGTAAGGGGAAAAAAGCCAAGCTGAAGAATCATGCGACGGTTAAGTACCAGGTTGAAGTCCACAAGGATTTTTGGTCCAATCTGTTGGCTGAAGAGCACATAACCGAGCCTGTAAAGCAGCTGGAGCGCATTAAGAAAGAAAAAGAGAATATTAAAAATTTTGTGTCCGGCATCGAGAATTCCGGCAAGGTCTGGATTACCGGTTATTACATCGATCCTAACGGCAAGGAGAACCGTATGGTGCGTATCAATGTGATTGATACGACTAAAGAGGGTGGCGACTGGTCTGAAGACATTCAAGAGGCGTCCAATATTACCTGTTATGGTGATAATATTCATCCCAATCTGGTGGGAGCCACTCCGGGCAAGTCACAGTCCAATAACTCCGGATCTGACAAGCGCGAGCTGTTTACTCTCAAGCAGTCGCTTGAGATTGCCTTTCATGATCTGATGTATATGCCGCATAATGTGGTGATTCATTATAACGGATGGGGTGAGAAGGTCTATCCGGATGTGCCGATGATCCTGCTCACGACACTGGATCAGAATACCGATGCCAAATCAACGACTGCTAACCGGATAAACCATAATAACGATGAAGATGATAATTGATAAACAGACTTTTGAGAAGGTCGTTTTTGCAGCTGCTTCGGCAAACGTGTATGTGTTTGATGCGATACAAGATCGGTTTGAACAGGCTGAACATAAACTCTTCGGCACGGTGCTGGGGAGTGATACGGATGTGGATACGCTGCCCGTTAAAGAAGATGTGTGCCGTTATATCTGTCTTGATGCGTTTTATCAGGCGATCCCGGGGCTGGATCTGATACTGACGGATACGGGGTTCGGTATTGTCAATAACCAGAATATATCTCCGGCATCACGTGATCGGGTTGAATCGTTGCGCGTGCAGATACAGCGTGAAGCGGATTATACGCTGGACTGTATTATTGAGGGTATGACTGGTGATGACGCTTGGTCTTCATCTGTTTGTGCCCGGTTGGTGATCAGTTCCCTTTACTATACCGGTGCCCATGTGCGTGATTTTGCAGGCCGACCGACAGCCATCCGTGCTGATCTGCTCGAACTTCGTCCGCAAATCAGCGAGGCTGAAGAATATATCCGGCGCGAGATATCCGCAGTTTTATTTGATCATTTGCTTGAACAAATCCGGCATAAGTCTCTGGCTGAAGCTGAGATACCGTTGGTTTGTTCGCTCCGTAGGGCGATAGGTTTTTGGATCAACAAGCAGTTGCCGGCATTCCGTGTGGAACTGGCGAATGTGGTTAACTTGCTGGAGGGGTGTCCGGACGATTTTCCGGCGTATAAGGATAGCGATGCGTATAAGGTAAAACATTTTGAATACTATAAAAATGAAAAAGAAGACACCTGCTACTTTTGGGGATAGGTTGATCAACTTCCATCTGCCGGATGCATGGCACAAGCTGGAGCAATGGCAATTGCGTTATGTGTGTTATATCATGACCCGTTTTGATCCGGTCACGGCAAAGACATACATCTTTGTCCGGCTGCTGGGAATCACTGTATTGCGCAGACAGGAGGACGGGTGGGTTTGTTCTGTTCGCAACGGATGGAAAAAGGTTCGGTTCTTTGTTCATTCGTGGCAAGTACAGTCTTTCCTGCACATGCTGGATTTTATCGAGCGTCCGGGTGATATGCCTTTCTGTTTGTGGCGGATCGGCAGGTTCCGGTCGGTGGATGCCCGGTTGCATGATGTTCCGTTTAAGGAGTATGTCAGTATTGAGAATTATTATCAGGGCTTTTTACGCACGCGCGATAACGCTCTTCTGCGTTCCATGGCAATTTTGTTGTATGTGGATCGCAAAGGGCGGCATCCCCGCCGGTTCAATCCTTCGGAAGAAGAACTGCTGTCCGTGTTTTTGTGGATTGCATCGGTTAAGAATCATTTTACAAAATGCTTTCCCTATCTGTTCCGTCCTCCGGAACAACTGGAGGGTGAAGCCTTTAATATGCTTGAACTCGTCAATGCGGAGATTCGGGCATTGACAGGCGGGGATATCACAAAGGAGAGAGAAGTATTGCAGATGGATTGCTGGCGGGCGTTGACCGAACTGAATGAGAAGGCTCGCGAGGCACAGGAGTTACAACAGAGATATGGATGCAAATAATTTATTCGATGCGCTGTCCTATTTTAAAGGAATGTGCAAAAAAAACAAATTGGCCAAGGCTCACGCTTTTTATCCGTGTGTCTGTTCCGGTATCAACTCGCTTGAAGAGGTTCTTCAGAATCTTCGGCGCGAATCCGCGTTTTTCGCAGTAGATGATACGAATGACGGAGTGACCGAGAAGCGTTCCGGAGGATATTTTAAAAAACGTACTTTTACCGTGTTTCTCATGATGCGATACCGTATCAGTGATATGGCGGAACGCCAAGCGGCACTGGAGGTGTGCCGGCAGCTGTTCCGCCAGGTGCACAGCAGGATGCTGGTTGACCGTGAGAATCTGGATAACGAACTGGTGTACCTGAATACGGATAATGTGTATTCACGCGAACTGGGTGAATACTTTATTTCCGGATGTACAGGTCTGTATTTTATGATTGATGTTTCCGAACCGGTATCTCTAATTTATGACAGTGATGAGTGGGAGGAATGAGAATAGACCGAAGTCCACGGCTGAAGATCGGGCAAAGTATAAGAAGGCGTGGGCCGAGATGATGGTCACTATTTGGAGGGAGAAGATCATGAGACTGCACGTGGTTGATACGGTGTTACTGCACAATGATATAACGGAGAATGTGACAATGGGCAGCAGTGAACTGACAGTGATCCAGCATAAGTTTATGGAATATGGCATTTATCAGGATTGTGGTACGGGGCGGGGATATGAGATCGACGGCCAGTTGTATAATGACGGTCATAGAGGGCATAACAAGGGTGATTTGAAGTTTTTGAATCCGGATTTGAGAGGCAAGAATTATGTGCACAGACAAAAATCCGGCAAGATTACCTCAGGTGAACCTCGCAAACCCCGTGAATGGTTCTCACGTGCCTATTTTGCATCGGTCATGGTCTTGAAAGAGCAAATGGCATATATGTATGGTGAGGAGTTCTGTGGTCTGCTTGCGGAGAAGATTGAAGAGGCGAATCACAAGCGCAGTACCTCTATGCGTTCGCATTTATGGGGGCATCATAAAAAGAAATGATGTCTTTTTACGGCTTTTGGCTTTGTTGTTACTTTGGAATAAAAAAGTAAATGGCGGATATTAAAGACACATTAAAAAAATTGGCGGAGCAGATAAGGGATGAGCGTAATGCCGGAGCGAATACGGCATTGCGTGTCGGATCTTTGTTGTTGGCCATGATTGATGCTGGTGCTGATATAACTGATTTTGAAAAATATTTTCTTCGTAAAGATAAAGAAGATATCGCCAATGAGCTGATAACGTTCCTGAAGGGTTTTTTGATTGGTAAAAACGGTAGTGGTTGGACTGTATTGGAAGATGGTACGACACAAGCCGTTGTTGACCGCTTGTATGTGAAGATTAAGGCTGTCTTTGACGAGCTTGAAGTAAAGAAGAAGACACATGTAGGTGGTGAACAGATCATATCTCCGGCCGGTATGAAGTGTGTCAGGGTGGAGGAACTTGATGAGAGCTACCGTTGTTTCTTTTTGTCGGAAGTTGATGGAGTGACAGTCCATAACGAATTTACAGTCGGTACATTAGCATTAGCCCAAGAATTTAACATTAAAGAAGGTACATCTCACAATGTATCCAACCGCTACTATTGGCGTGAGGTGATAGGTGTAGGATCTGACTATATTGATTTGAGCAAAACCAATGCCGACAAGGACAGTGATGTCCCGGCTGCCGGTGATGATATCATCGGGCTTGGGCACTTGACGGATATCACCCGTCAGGCAGCTATAATCCTTTCGTCTGTTAATGAAACTTCGCCTTCCATTATTTTCTATCAAGGTATCAACTCTTTCTCTCTTGCCGGGAAAGAAGTCATCGGGCTGGGCTTTGACAAGTCTACTGGACACGCCTATATCAATGTGTATGGTGACGCCTATATCGGTGCCAAGGATGAGAGTACCTATATTCGATATAGCCAGAAAGGCGGTGTGGATATCAAGGGTATGTTTCACATCGAGCAGGGGTCCACCGGATGGCGTAACATGGAAGGTCTTCCGGATGAGATACAGGCGGCTGCCGATCTGGCCCAAAAGGCTCAGGATGCGATAGACAATGCGGCTGTCGGAAGTGTCAATCTGTTGCGTAACTCCGGGTTTACCGGGGATTATGAAAGTGAGACATTGTCCTCTGATACTCAATTGTCTGCTGATACCGAATTATATAGCAAGCAATTAAAGTATTGGACGGGTGTGGCTACCGTATCCGCAGATAGTGCTGCCGGCTCCGGGTACTCTGCTGCAATCGGTAGTTTGTCCCAATCCGTGTCCTTGATTAAAAATGAGAACTATGTTATATCCTTTAAAGCTAAAGGTGTGTCTGTGGCTGTTTCGTGTGGTGATTTCAGCACAACTCAGCCTCTTGCGTCCGATTATCAAAGATACACTTTCAAGTTCGCTTTTAACGGTGCAGGTATTTTCATGCTCAGTGGTACCGCAACCATTTGTGATCTTCAATTAGAGCGTGGAACCATTGCCACAGACTGGAAACCGTCCATTTTGGATAACGACAAGGCAACAGCCGGTTTTCAGTCAATCAATTATATCGCCAGTGCGATCAAAAATGGTTCTGTGGATATTCTTGGTGGTCTGATTCTTGCCAATATGATTCAACTGGGTAATTACAAGAACGGCAAGTTACAGAAGGTCACTGCCGGAGTAAGCGGCATATACAATGACGATGATGATGTGGCATTCTGGGCAGGTGGCACGCTTCAACAGGCTATATTAACCGTAATGAGGTTTCGTAATGATCCTAATTACCAGCCTACGGATGAAGAATGGGCGAATATGGCGAACTTTGTCGCTACTCATGGCGGTAATGCTTTTTTTCGTGGATATATCTATGCTTTGGGCGGATATTTCCGGGGAAAAGTTGAAATAGCCAATGGCAAGATACTGTTGAATGAGGATGGTTCCGGGCAGCTTGCCAATGGGAACATCAAATGGGATGCAGATGGAAATCCTGAATTTGTTGGAAAAGTAAAAGTCAAGTCTTCAAATGGCTATACAATAAGCATTGAGCCGGAAAATGAATATGGAATCCCCTCAATAGAGATGCGTGATAATACGAACGCCTCCCTGATAGATATATCATGCATATACGGACTGAAAGGGTTGATTCCCATGGTTTCTATGTTTGACCCGAATAGTAATGATGTTTTGTATTTCCGCCCGGACAGTATGGTTGTCGAGCAAAAAGGAAGTGACGGTTATATATATCAGACCCAGATAATGGGAGGACGCATAATTATGGTTAAAGGTTCTGAGATTGTATGGGATCAAAACCAATTGCCCAAATAAAATGAAGTGATATGGAACTTAATTCGATAAATAAAACAGGTACTTGGAGTGAGGCGGCAGATCGGCTTAACTACAATTTTAGTAAGACTTCTACCGAGATTGATAAGGTCAAGCAGAACAGTGTCCGCAACAAGGGATTGTTTTCTACGGAAGAAGCATTGCAGGCTGCTGTCCCATCTCCTGTTGTGGGTGACTGGGCAGTTGTGGGGGATACCATACCGGGTCCTCTGTATCAATGTAAGACGAGAGGCGTTTGGAGTGATACAGGCACGACAGGAGGCGGTGGAAGTGTTGACCTTTCCGGCATCTTGACAGCCGAGGAGATAGATGATGTAACATCAATATTATAGTGTATTATGAGAATTAATTATCAGTCCGATTTTAAGATCATAGAGAAGAACTTGAATGGGGATGTGAATACTCCCTTCCGGTTCACTTACCGTACAGTTCTGTCGGGATGTGTTGTTGCGGAGTTTGACGGGCACGGGTACAAGAACTGCCATAGGCTTGATGATGGTAGTCTGCTGGTCATTTTTGACAGGCATGGACTCCGTCCCGGCACTTTGTCGGTCAAACGCGAATACTATCTTTCTGATGCTGATTTTGCCGATGGTATCTGCAATCTTGTATCGGTGGAGATTACAGGTGTTATCCTCGTTTCCGGCAAGACGGATGAGAGCACAGCGGAGATCATTCCCTATCCGGATTATGCCGCATACAATGCGGTGCAGAGCGTATCTCTGTCAGATAAGGAGTATGATGATGTGCTGAGTGATTTTAATAGTTAATAAATAATTACATAAAATAACAACGGGCCAAGTTCCGGCGGAACTTAGGC